AGTGTACAGTAATAGTCTCGGTGCAGTGACTAAAATGTCTGCTGTATCTGGGGCTTCTATTACATCTGCACAGTACTGTCACGAAGCTATAGCGGCTTTTGGTAGACTCTGGGTAGTAGGCACAACTACAGACAACAACACTATTTATTGGTCTGACTTGCTCATAGGTCACGACTTTAGTGGTGGCTCTAGTGGGTCTATAGACGTATCTAAAGCGTGGCCTGATGGGTACGATGAGATACGTGGTATAGCTGCACACAACAACCTGTTAATTATCTTTGGTAACCACAGTATTATCGTGTATCAAAACGCAGACTCTCCCGCTAGTATGTCCATTATAGACACTGTAGCTGGTATAGGGGCCGTCTGTCGTAACTCTATACAACACATAGGTACTGACGTACTGTTTATGTCGCCTTCTGGCTTACGTAGCTTTGGCAGGACTATCCAAGAAAAGTCTATGCCTATAACAGACTTGAGCAGAAACATTAAGACTGAGCTTGTAGATACCATTGCTGCGCGTAGCGAGCCTACTAACGCCGTGTTTAGCCCTGAGAACTACTTTTACTTAATATCGTTTCCCAGTGAAGAGTTAGTGTATTGCTTTGATTTAAGGGCTAAGTTAGACAACGGCGCTTACCGTGTAACACGATGGCCTTCTAGTACCTTCAAGGCTTTCCACAAGAAACGTGACGGTACGCTCTTGATAGGCACTAGCGAAGGCATAGGCGAGTACACGGGATACACTGATAACAACGAGTCTTATCGGTTTAGGTACTACAGTCCCGGTTTAACCTTTGGTGACTCTTCTAAAACAAAGATCCTAAAGAAGATGAGACCAACCATTGTAGGTGGATCTAGCTTAGTGTTGTCTATGTACTGGGGATACGACTTAAGTGATGAGTACAGTAGTCGATCTGTGACTCTAGGATCAGATGAAACCTTTGAGTTTAATACATCTAGTGCAGAGTTCAGTATCGCTAAGTTTTCTGGTGGAAGTGTCACCAGTAGACGGCAAGTTAACACTACAGGCTCAGGAACAGTTATTACCGTAGGCGTTGAAGCTGACATATCAGGTAGCTCTCTGTCTATTCAAGAAATTAACGTATATGCTTTATTAGGAAAAATACTATGAATATCTTAATTGGAGGTAGTGTCTAATGGGCTGGCTTAGTGATGCTCTTGGAAGTGCAAGTGGGGCTACTCAAGTATTAGCAGCCCTTGGATTAGGTGCTGGAGGGTTAGGCGCTTTAACGTCTGCTTACAAAGACCTAGGAGACATTGGAGAGAGGGCTTACGGAGGCTCTCAAGACATTGCCAATCAAGCTCTACAGCAAACACAATTTCAACCGTTTGGTGTTACCTCTGCTACAGGAGCTGAGTTTGGTGTAGCGCAGGGACCAGATGGGCAATTGAGAGCTAACATGGCTTTGTCTCCACAAGAGCAAGCAATGCAGCAATCTCTTTTGAGCGGTGCTCAGGGTTTTTATGATCAAGCTATGATGCCTACTGCTGGTCGTGAACAAGAAGTATATAACGCTATTAGGGCAATGCAAACTCCCGAAGAGCAACGTCAACAGATGGCTCTTGAAGAACGTCTAGCTAACCAAGGACGTTTGGGTGTTAGTACTAATATGTACGGAGGAACACCAGAACAACTAGCGTTGTCTAAAGCGCAGGCTGAAGCAAAAAACCAAGCATCACTGATGGCTATGCAACAAGCACAACAGCAACAAGCTCAGCAAGCACAGTTAGGTCAACAGTACATGTCTGCTGGTTATATACCGCAGGCTCAGCTACTTAATACTCTACAGGCAACGTCATTGTATCCACAGTTAGCGCAACGTGGTCAGCTTCAAGGTGCTGGCTTATTTGGTGAAGCGTCTATGGGTGGACTTGAGGCTTTGCTTGGCGCAGGACAAGGGCAAGCCAATTTAATGGGAGCCTTAGGTGCTGGATTATTAGGCGGTTTGTTTAGCTAGGAGATATAAGAATGGCACGTTTTGGACAAGGTTTTATACAAGGTCTATCACAACCTAGTTATATGCAAGGTTTGTTTAATGTAGGCGTATCGGCTGGTTCGTTGCCGGGAATGGCTATACAACAAAAAGAAAAAGAACGAAGAGAGCAGGGTCTTCTTGGTGGGCTTATGGCTCTAGAAGGAGCAGCATCTTCTGGTCAACTGACTAACGAAATGTTGCAACAAGGCATAGGATCTCTTGCTGGTTTAGGCATGAGCCGTGAAGAAGTTATGTCTACTGTTTCTAATCTTAGACAACTACAAGAGCAAGCTAAAGGCAGGAAAAAAACACAAGCAGCGCAACAAAGAACTTTAGCTAATACATCTACTTTAGGCTCTCAGTTTGTTCAAGATGCTGATTCACGTATGTACGACGAAAACATTATTAAAGATGTATCTCGTCGTATTGCTTCAGGTGATATTACTGATCTACCTACTGCATTAGACATTGCTGAAGAACAAACGCAGACAGCAGCTAACCGTGATTACTATGAAAATATATCTTACTACGATCAAGGTATTGGGGCGTTAGTTGCTCGTGGTCAATTAGAAGCTGCGGATAAAAGATTCAGCGCACTAAAAACAAAAAGCACAGACGAAGACGCTGCAAATATAATGCAGCAATTTCAAAAAAATGGTGGATTGTTAAATGAAAATAACAGGGCTGCTGTGTGGTCTGCTGTTAGCTATAACTCTGAAGACTTAGCCGAGGCTACTACTACTATGGCTCGACTAGAAAAGACTAGTTTAGACCGACAAGCCGCTACATCTAAATCGCCTAAAACAGTAAAGATTACGTATATCCCTAAAGAAGAAGAGGGGTACAAAGGCGGTTCTTTGTTTGATACTAGTGATGTTCAAACTAAGCAAATTGATGCTCCTGCTGGTTCAGACGGTAAAGTAGATCCTAAATGGTTTGAAGATTTTAAAACCTTTAGTGCGGAGCGTATTATAGGTTTTGAAGATCCTGTAGACAGAACAGAAACAAAAACTGATAACCAAGAACAAACAGGGTCTAAGTCACGTACTCCATTGGATCTAGCAAACACTTTTAAAAGCACAGCACAGCGTTAAGGTACTTGCAATGGATGAACAAGAATTGCTACCTATTGAACAACCTGTCCCTGAAATTGATATCTATAAACTCATTACGTCTCCTCAAGAAATAATAGATGAGGGTGCTAGTAGTTATTATACGGACTGGTTTGATAAATGGGGTACTACTCCTGTAGAGGAAATACCTATTGAAGAGGCTTCCAAGATGGCTGGCTTCTTTTTTAATGCGTACAAAGAAACGCCTATAGATGAGATACCCGAAAACGTTAAGCCGCTTGTTATGCAAACGCTTATACAAGTAACGGCAGAAGACACTAAAGGTACTTACCAAGAGTGGGCTAATTCTTTACCTAAGCCTGAGAATCTCAGTGAGAAAGCTGCGTATGCTTTGTTGAATGCTATACCTTTTTATACCCCAACACAAGAAACTGTTTCTAGGGCTGGATATACAGCAGGTGCTTCTTTAAAAGGTAACTTATTAGATAGGAATTCCTTACAAGAAGAATTCAATTATAGGGTTAGAAGACAGCAATCAGATGCTGGTTTAATTACTGGAGGGGAAGCTGTAGGTGCATTCTTAGATCCTATTGGAATAGCTGGTGGTGCTTTTACTTCTGGTATGCTTAAAGCAAACAAAATGCCTCCTATTGTAGCTGGTTTACTAGGCAGTGGAGCAGAGGGAGCTGCTTTTGGCGCTTTAATGCCTGTGTACCCTGAGTTCGGAGATAGTCGTCTTCTTAACACGGCAGGAGGGGCTGCTGCGGGTTTTGGATTTGGTGCTGCCTTGATGTCTCCTGCTATAGCTGCTGAAGGCGCTAAGGCCGCTGCCCGAGCTTCTGCGGTGGTTTCTCCAGAGCAGCAGAGATTGTTCCCAAGGGGTCCTGAAACTCCAAGGGAGCCTGTTAATTTTTGGGATACTCGTGTTCCTGCTGAGCGAGATGAACTACTAACTCAG